CTTCCTAATAAGCCAGCAACTCCTGTTATTAATATATTTTTATTCATATTTTATTCCTTTAATTGTTTGTCCGTTTTTAGGGTTATGTGATAAATTATTAAATAATTGTGGTGACATACCCCATTTATACATAAATAATTGAGCTGCTGGTTGTTCAGTTAATTTAAACATTTCACCTTCTTTACCATTTTTAGTAGCTGTGCTTCCAAAATGATATAAACACGCTTCATGTGTTCTTTTAAAAACTATTCCATTTAAATCTAATTTTAAAAAGAAATCCCAATCACATATAAAAGGTGATTTATAAAGAGTATCAAATCCACCTACAATCATATAATCTTTTTTATACATTGCAAATGGAAATATGCCTCCATTATCTGTTAGGTGATTTTGTTTTGTGATCATTTCATGTTCAATAAACCCTTTATAATCAAATTCCTCAGGTGTGCGACCAAAATCTTTAACTTGAAAATCAAATATACCTGGTCCCGTTGGTTCAATTTGATTTAATGTCCATACTTCTCCTTGTGGTACTTTAGAAGCTACTATATCCCATTTAGTACAAAATACATTATCATCATTTACAATAAGTATTTTTTCATTAGTAGCATTCATTACAGCTAAATTAAGAGCTGATTGCATGCCTTGATTTGAACCTAAATCCAATACCTTTATATTGTCTTTATATTTATCTAATACTTCTTGACTTTCTTCAATAAAACCATCTACTGCAACAATAATTTCGTTATCATTCCATTGTTGTTTGATAGCAGATTTAAGACAAAGGTCTAAATATTTTGGGTTTCTATATGTTGGTATAATTAAACTTATCATATTTTATTCCAATCTGTTAATGGTGATAACCAAGCTGCTTCACAATGTGTTGAATAACCAGGAATTGAACTCATAACACCTATTTTCTTCGTATTAATTAATTCTGTAAAAAACCCAAATGAATCCGTTATTCTATTTTGAGCATATTTATTTAATAAATCTTTATCTAATTTTAACCTCTCACAAGTAGAAGCAAATGACATAACAGTACTATTTGTTAATTTCCAATGTACTGACTTTGTTTTAAGTAACCTAGTAACCTCACCATTTTGTTCAATATGCTTATTTCCACCATTTATAGCATTAATATATTTATCTGGATGGTCATACAATGTAATATAAGTATTTGGGTATTTAGATAACCCTTCTTTGATTAGTTTAAGTGAATTAGGTTTATGTAAAAAATCATCTTCTAAAAGATAAACAATATCATCATCTTGATTTTCATTTAGGGCTAAGTTTAGAGCATCTAAAAACGTTTTTGAACCTGTACCATTTTGTACTTCAACTAATTTTAAATCTAAACCCTTAACAAAGTTTTTAGTTTCATCATTTAAAGTATCTCCTATTATAGTTATATTTTCAACACCAAATTCTTTTATACAATTTTTTAAACAATGTTGTTTAGTAGCATTTTGTATTTTTTTCTTAGACATACCTGCTTCAAAATTAGATAGTCTATAATATACACTAACTTTTTGATCTGTTAATTCATCAAATAATCCCATATTATTTATATTTTATTAAAATTTAATACTAAATCCTTTTCAGTAAACACATATTTAACATTTCTAACTGTATTACCTTTAGGTGAGTCATAAGGGCAAAGTACTATAGATTCTGTTGTTCTTGCAACTGCATCACTTACACCTGCTTGGTAACTAACATTAAATTTTGCTCTAGCTTTTATACATAACTGTTCTCTAATAGTTAATCCCATTTTTGCAAAATTATATCTTTTAGGAAATAATTCGTCCCATTCTGTACCTTCTAGATCAAAATCACTGTAGTAATATACGGGAGTATTTTTAAATTTCCTAGCTTCTTTAATTAATTTTTCATCTTTCCATCTACCTTTTAATTTTTCTATACGTGATGAAAATAACAAACACCCATATTCTTCCTCCCCAACTATATATTTAGCTGTATCTACTTCTTCTTGTGTAAAATATAATGAAGGTCTAGAATCAATTGTATTTAAATCATCTATTGTAAATCCAAATCTAAGTAATACTTGTTCCACAATTGGTAAATTAGAATCTGGAGCAAACCAACATCTATCATGATCAGTAAATATTTGTTTAATTTCACCTGGGTCAAATAAATAATCTATGTAAGGGTTGTTTTTAAATATAATATCAAAATTATCTATTGCATTATGATGTTTAGAATAATTCCATCTATTTAAAATAGGTCCTAACATTTCTATGAACCATTTTCTGGATGGAAATGCAATTTTTATTTTTGGGTATTTTTTCTTTAATGCTTCAGGAAGACCACTTATTACTGCCCAGTCACCAACTGAAAAATCCATTCTAGTAAAACAAAACCACTCATCATAATCTTCAGGTAATGTATTAAGCATTCCTTCTTCAATAAATGAATGGGGCCATCCTAAATGGTCAGTTTCATTTTGTGATAATTTATCGTTTTCTATTGTAAATTGTTTCATTAAAAATCGTAGTTAAATCTTAATATGTCTTCTTTATATATTTCTCCTACCATATTAATCATATCATCATCATACATATTTTTATAATGTACTTCTGTAGATGATACATTTTTAGATGATAAATTAAAACTATGGATTATATTATTATCTTTTGTTATTTTAGCGAGATGATACACTGTTTCTTTTAAATCTTCAAATTTTCCTATATGGTCAACTAATATTTCTTCAGTTTTGTAATCAATTATATAAGGAAACTGAAATGTTGTAAAAGGCATATTCATGTAATCTTTTTTTCCAGTTTCTTCATTATACATTGATATTAACCTCCCACTATAAGGGTTTACCATTTTTGAATTGTAGATTGCTTCTACATATTCTTTAAACGAGTTTGCAATTTGATTATTGTTATTTTTAGCCCTTAAAGCCATTACATTACGTCTATGGTGTTCTAAAACTTCTTTATCATCTACTTTTTTAACAATTTGGGTAGGGTTATAGGGTGGTAAAAGATTTGGTGTTTTTGATTTTGCTTTTACGTCTTTAGAACCAAATTTAGTATATTTGTAACCTGACCATAAAATATCCCATGGATTTCTAACTACAGCAAATTTATAGTAATTATTCCACTCTTCTTCATTCCCATTATTTTTAAACCATTCTCTTAATCTCCAAGCTGTATTATGACCAAAATTATTATAATGTTGAGTGTCACCATAAACATAACTTTTCATAGACATACCCCCTGTTTTTGGAATATGAATATGAAGCATATTTACATTATGTTCATTCAGTGAAAATGATCTTTTTAAATCTTGTGTTCCTAGCCATTCAAGCCAATCCTCTTTATTGTCAAAGATTATAGCGGTTTTAGCTAAACCTTTATCAAATTTTTCATTTTTATCCCTTTTAAATTGAGGAAAATTAGCAGAATGATATTGTAATTCTTCGTCTATCATTTACCATCCTTTTTTAATTAAATCAACAATATATTCTCTTGATTCTTGATTAACCCAATAACCTACTGGGATGCATAACATAGTTTTTACAGCCTCATCTACACCTGGTAAATGTGATTTAAATTGTTGTGTACAAGTATGTAAATCATTTCTTTCATGTACTCTAGAAGATTTAACACCATTTTCACCTAAATACCTCATTAAATCATCTCTTCGTTCAGCATGTAATGAATATAACCAATATGCTGGGTCTGCACAATCAAATTCATTAATTAAAGTAATACCACCAACCCCTTTAAGGTTTTCTTTATAAAATTGACCATTTGACTTATTAGAATTAACTATATAATCAGCATGTTCTAAATTACTTCTACCTATAGCTGCACTTATATCATTCATATGATACTTATAACCTGCTTCTTCAACATCAGCTTCACACCTAAAATCAGCTCTATTACCTGCATCTCTATCTATACCATACCATCTTAAAGTATTAAATGATTTAGTTGAACTAGCATAAGGGCTAGATATAAATCCTCCATCACCTGAAGTTATATGTTTTATAGCTTGTAAACTAAAAGTACCAAAATTGCCTGTAAAGCCAATTTTTTTATCTTTCCATGTTGATCCAAATGAATGAGCACAATCTTCTATTATTATAATTTTTCTACCATATTTTTCTGTAGCTGTATCAGTTATTTTTTTTAATCGATCTAAGTCAATAGGATTTCCACCCCAATGTACTACAGTAATTATACGAGTATGTTCATTAATTTTACTTTCTAAATCATCTAATGACATATTTAATGTCTTAGGATCAGTATCAACCCATTTAAGATTTAATCCAGAATTAATAATAGGCCAATTTGTAGCTGTACAAGTTAAAGCCGTGGTTAATACTTCATCTGTTGGTTTTAATGCATCCCATTTACAAGAGGTAAAAGCAATTCCTTGGTAAAGATTTTCAAGTAGGGTTCTATCTTTTTTGAAGTAATGATATAATAAATGTTCTGCTGATGTTGCTGAGTTTACAGTTGATATATTATAAGCTTCATCCGCTTCAAAAAATATTCTTAACTCAGATTCAAATTTTTTAACTTGGGGTCCTTCTCCTATAAAACCACTATTAATAACTTCACCTGCCCTTTTAGCTGCATCCTTAGACATAAATACTTTAAATAATGGTATTTCTTTTTTCATTTATCTTTTAAATTTTTCGTAAAACTCATCTACGGTAATTAAATTAAGCATTGCTTTTCTATCTGACTCTAAATCTCTGTAGTGTACCTCTATATTTACAGGTAACTTTTTAAGGTTTTCATTATATTTTATTATACCACACCCACAATCAGTATCAATAACATAACATTCTACTTGTGGTGATTTTACTTTAAAGTCTACAAATGCTTTCCAAACATCTCCATGCCATGTACTTGTTATTCTTGGAATAACTTGTGATTCAAAGGTTTTTGGGTTACAATCATGCATTAAAATTATACCACCGGGTTTTAATGAACGCAAACTATTATCTATATCTTTGATTACCTGATGTTTTTCATGTAACCCATCTATAAAAATTAAATCGTATTTTTTAGTATTTTGTTGGAAAAATTCATCTGAAGACATCCTATGTGTTACTTCAGGTGGTGTTATACCTTCGAGCCCGTTTTCGACTGAATCTTTGTTCTTAGCTATAACTGCTTTAAGACAACCACCTGACCCTACCCCAATTTCTAAATAATCTTGATAGTCGTATTCATTAATTAGGTAATTCAATAAATCATATCTATAAACCATTTACAAAGTATTATAATAGTTATTTTGTTCTTCTTGTTTTTTTATTGTTTTGGGATGGTATAAAGCCAATTCAGGCATACCAGGTAATAAAGCATAGGTTTCAAAACCTTCTAATACTTCATGTACTTTATTTTTCCATTTAATTTCAGGTTTATTTTTCCAAATTCTCCATTGATAATCAGGCCAATTAATTCTATCTTGAGAATCTACATTCCACCTCCATTTTTCAATATGTTCATCAGTTAAACCTGAAACTGTATTTACTCTAGGTACTAAATAAACTTCATTATCTGGGTTTCCTTCTAGTATTTGAGGTAATTTTTCAATTAGTATATCATGAGGTAATTCATCAGCATCAATTTGGAATATATAATCACCACTACACAATTCAGTTAATTGATTTTTCCAATCTGCAAAATGATGTTTAAAAGTTTTTGCATAGTAACTACAACAATTATCACCCTTTAATTCACTAATACGTTGCCATACTTCAGGTGTACCTTTTTTCTTATCAAATAAAATAACTATTTCATCTTCTTTACGTTTTGCTTTTATAAGAAAATTTAATAATCTAGTTATTTCATTTAATTCATTACAAACTGTTATTGCATAACTTATCTTCATATCTATTCTGGTAATATTCCAATATACGAAAGAGCATCTATATAATCACGTTCTTTAAAATATTGTATAGTAGTCATATCTGCCCTATGTGTTTGACCTTTATATTTTTCTTTATCTTCTTCAGTTACTTCAACGGATTTAACTGCTCCCCAAGCCCAATTATCTTTGTCTGGTCCTGAAGCAAATAACATTCCTTGTTCTGGGATATTAATTGTGTTTGGGAGCCAAATAAGGTCTGTTTTTGGATCAGTCCAAGCTAAATCTTTATAAAGCTCTGGTAAGGTTATTAATTGTTCAGTATAAAAATCGGATCCTTCTTTCATAAGAGTATTAGTCCAAAAACCACAAGATAAACTCATGTAATTAGTTATTTCTCCATTTACTTCTATTCTATAACATAAATCTCCTCCTGATTTAGGGCAATCTACTATTTCATCGTATTTCATATTATTTTAATTTTGGTAATTGTACATCAGTATTAAATTTAATATCAGTGGGCATTGCTAATTCCATTTTTTTAGCAAACTTTGGTAAATTTGAATCTAAAATATTATCTACTAATTCCTTCATATGATCGAAGCTAAAATTAGTTTTAACATAATGACCTTGCTGTTTAGCTTTAACTGTTAATGATTTATATTTCTCATATACATTTTTAAATACTCTATTCATTTGTACTACATCTGGTGCAAACCATGATGTTTGAGGTAATAACCATCTATTAGCCGCACTTTTATGTACCGGTTCTAATTTTCCGGGAATTAAAACAGTATAATCAGGATTTAAAAAATCTAATTGCCCTGACCAGCCAGAAGCAATAATAGGTTTTTTAGATAATCCAAATTCTAATAATGGTCTACCAAATCCTTCTCCTTTAGTAAAACAAACCATTGCTTTTACTTTAGGATGATTGTATAATTCATTCATTTCAGAATTACTAAAATCTCCATTTAATAAATAAACATTTGGTAAGGTTTTAGCTCCCTTAGTTTGGTTTCGTATACCCTTAATTTTTTCTAAGATACTATCCCTACTCATATAATTTTCTACACCTTCAGATGTTTTTAAAATTAAAGCAGGTGGGTTTTTCCTATTTTTAAAAGTTTCAAAGAATATTTTTATTGTTTGACCTATATTTTTTCTATCATGACCCAAATCACCTTGCATCCACATACCAACAAATAAATAACAAAATTGTTCTTTAATTTTACTTAAATCTAATTTTACTTCACTAGCGGGTAAGTGTTTATAAACATCTAAATCTGCACCTTCGAATACAACGTGTATAGGTTTTGTTGATTTAACCTGTCCTGTTACTTTATTACTTTGTTTATCTCTTTTTTCAAATACAACTTTTTCAAATACTTTTTTACTATGTTTTGAAGAAACCCAATTCATGTTCATTCTATTTAAACCTTCAATCCAACCACCATCACAACCTGTACTTTCAATACCAGCTGTGCATCCAATGTTATATGTTCCTACTGGTTGGAATTCACTTGGGATGGTTATTTGCATCCAAATGTCAGCTTTTTCACCTTTAGGTATATTAGGTACTGATAATGATTGTAAAAATTTAAATTTAGGGTGCTCGTTACAAAATCCTAAAGTACAGTCTCCCCACCTTTGGCTTAATAACTTAACATCATATTTGTCTAGTTCTATAATTGCTTTAATAATATCTCTAGCTCTTGCTCCATATCCACTGTAAGTGTCAAATGGTGAACTTATATAAAAACTTGGTTTACTCATTAGTATATTAATTTATGTTTTAAAAATTTACCTTTATATTCGTTAGTATTAAGGATTGTATGTTTAGTTCTTGGTTTCCATGTTGAAAATAATTCTTCCATAGAACTCATAAACCTTTCAGCTTGATGTTTATGTGTAAACCCAGCTTCATCACTAACAGCCCATTTTCTACCTTCATACCCTCTTCGTTTTCTTTCCTCAGGGTCCATATTATAAAGTTCTATTAATCTTGCACTTGCATCTTCCCAAGCACATCTATCATCATAGATATAAGGTGTTGGAGGAGATCCTTGCATTGATCTACTTGTTGGGTATACTGGAAATGCCCACTCACCATGTTCTTTATAAGTGCCTCTATGATTAGAAGGTACATCATCATTTGGTGTAAACCATTCTCCTTTATCATCGACGAACCTCATTTGATCCTGCATTCCACCTGTTACATTAGCTATAACTGGTGTTCCTGTTAATATTGCTTCTGTAAGTGTTAATCCCCAACCTTCATTTGAAGTTAATAATATTTGGGCATCAGCTATATTATATAAATAATTTAACTCATTAGGTGGTAGTTTAGATGTAGAGAATACAATACAATCTTTATACTTTTCATCAAATAACAATTCGGCTACTTTTACTAAATTAGTACCATGATCAGATGAAGGTTCAGTATGTAAAATCATTTTACACCTTTTAGCTTTTTCTAATGGTAAAGAATCTAATAACCCCCTAAATGCTAACATACTATCTGGAATTTGTTTCCTTCTTATGTTTCTTGAATTAAAGAATAGTGTAAAATCAACTTCTTGGGGACCATGAACTTTCTTTTTAAAATCTAAAAAATTAGAGTATTCTTTGTCTAATTCAGTTATTGGTCTATAGATATCTGAATTCAATCCATGAGGTACGTAATTACAAATTCTATCTTCAATATCGTCACCTAATACTGTTTTATTAATAAAAACCGTTTGTTTAGATATACCCATTAATAGATCACATGATTGATAAAAGGGTTTATTGTATAATGGAGCAGGTAAATCATCCCATATATTTAAATAAGTAATTGGGATTTTTTTTCTAATTTCCCTTTCCATTTTAAATATATGGTGGAAATATCTTGGATCTGTAATAAGCAATACTGCATCTGGTTTTTCTCTTAGCCATATCTGTCTAAATAGATTTCCATCACCATAACCATCTACAGGATATAACATACAAGAGGCATCATCTATCCCTGCAAATTTACTTACATCTGCACTCATGTCTAATGCTTTACCTTTTTCAGGATGTTTAATAGAACCTGCAATTTGACACCAATTATAATGGTGAGCTGTATGTATTACAATTTCTTTTCCTACTGTTGCTACCCCAGAATGTACTCTAATATCATCTGTGATTAATAGTATTTTCTTCCTTTTATCTTTAGGAAGATGTTCAAAACTTTTATTCATCTAATTTTAATTTTATAGTTCGATATTTGTTTGACTTGTAATTTGTTTTCTAAAATCTTCGTTTGTAAGATATAGATAAATAGATCTATCTGCTAATTTTTGAAATGAGAATTTTCTTTTTACACACTCAATTTTAAAATTTTCAAATAAGTCTGCTTGAACTTTAACACTCGTTAGTGTCATTTTGTTTGGATTTGCCATAATTTATTTTTAATAACTGTTATATTTGTCTATACGTATATGAATATTCCTCTAATTTACAAAAAGTCTAAACCCGCTCCACATAATTCTTTTTCTTCCTTATAAGGGCAAAAATTACACGTCCACTTTGAAGGTGTCTTGGGGTAAATAACATCTTTTATATCTCCATTAGAATTAAAACATTCATGTATAAAATCTTGAATCGCATTCCTCGCTCTACCTAGTTTAATTTTTCCACTAGGTGGTGTAAATTGTTGTACCCTATATGATTGATAAGGTGACATTAATTTTTCATCATCTGCATCTAGTACTTTTCTTTTAACTATCATAAACTCAATCTCAATTTTGTCTAATGGTACTCCATATTGTTCAGAGAAATATTGTTTATATAATAATAATTGGAACTGTTTGCTTTCATCTTTTTTAGCATAATCACCCCAACCTTTTGTGCTCGTCTTTATGTCGATTATCTTAAATGTATCTGTTGTTTCGCAATACGTTACAACATCTAGATACCCCATGTATAATATGTTACTATACATTTTATTTGGTGCTATTACTAACGGTACTTCACAACCTACTAAATAGGTACCTTTTTTACTAAAATATCTGCTACGTTTTTTCTTAAACCAATCTAATATAGCAATACCATCTTCAAAAAATTCCCTCATTTCTGTAGCATCTGAAAAATGAGCGTTTTGGTTTGATTTATATTGTTTTTGATATTCATTAATAAATTTTTCTTGGAACAATTCTTCCATGTTTATTTCCCTATCAGCATATGCTGCTGATTTTTCGTACATTACGTCTAAATAATGTTGAATTACTTCATGTACTGCTGTTCCAAATACAGTATGAATAGATGATGTAAATCTTTTGATTTTGTCCTTATATTGGAGTTTCCAACGATGAGGACAACCTCTAAAAATAGACATTTGGGAATAACTAATATTCTTTTGGAATGCAAAATTAATTCCAGCAGGTGGGTTATTCTTTATTTCCTTTACAATGTTCGGGATTTTTCTAGCCAAAATCTGTAGTTTTTTGGAAGATAATTATTATCTTTAATAGGTAATTGATAAAAATAATTATTTTCTTCTCTTTCAGGAAATATATCTTTTCCTTCAGTTATTAAGCTCCTAATCTTTTTAGGATCTTTAATGTCATCAGTATTAAATTCTTGGTGTGCGTATGATTCTAATTTTTCAATTATTTTATCTTCAGTCATAAAAAATGTAAGATGCCAACCACCTTCTAAAACGGCAAACCATTCTGCATGTCTAATTTCAGACATTGATAGTGGGTCTTTAAATAATGTTTCATAATGGAAAACTTTTGCTTTAGTTGATTTCATTGGATCTTCAACATAGTTTAATCTGGTAGTTAAATTATAATAATACCAATCCATACACATTCCTACAGCACCATAAGGTACACTTGAAGTTTTAAAATCTTGAATTGTATTTATATCAACTATTTCGTCTAAATCTGACATTATCACTATATCAAGAGGTTTTAATGATAAATGACTTAAAGGTATTGTTATAGCATTTCTTTGATATTCTTCTCTAAACCAATCATGCTTACTATCTTCACCTAAAGGTAAATCATCTACAACATAATAATATATTTTATGTAGCCATTTTTTAAACCTTTCTTGGTTTAATAAGAAATTTAAGGGTTTAGGAAAACCTGAGTGTGTTTTTGTTGCTTCAACTATAACAAAAATATCTACTACACTATCTAATTCCGTTAATCGGAACTCAAGCATATCTAATTCATTATAAAAAGTAAAACAATCTACTACTTTTTTACCCTCATATGTAAAGTGTGTAGCTTCAACTTCCTCATATTTCCTCTTTGCCATTTTATTTCTTCCATTTGTTACGACCTACTAAAAGACCAATTATGCCATAATTAGCGATATCAATAAATGTATCTTCCATACCTTCACCTTCAACAAATGACCTACCATTAATTAATAGGTTTTTTAAACGTGATATTTTATCAGTTAATCTAATACATAATCCAGTTAGTGAGAATTGTTTATCATTTTTTTGGGTTAAATCACCACCTAAAGCAATATTATTTAAACCATAATCCATATGTTTACGAGCAAACATTTCATACATTTCTTTTTGTATTTGTTTAAATTCATCTGCTAATATTGGGTACTCATGTTCAAATATTTCTACTGGTGTAGAATTTAAACTTGGTGATGATTTTCCATTTTTTGCATTCATAATTTCTCTATCGCTCATAACTTTATCTAATTCTTTTACGTTGGCACCAAAGTGACCAACTGGTGGGTTATCCTCTAAATATTTTTTAACTGAATCACCCATTGATTTGTTGTTCTAGGGAAAAATATTTATCAATTGCTGCTAATCTATCATCAGCATCTACTAACATTGCAAGTGCTTCTTCAGCATTCTTATAAAAATCTCCTGTTGTATGGTCTCCAATTCCTACTGCTCTATCACCAAGTAATTCAAGTGATAATAGAGCTTTTGCTTTATCTGCTAATGCAGATGTACGTAACATTTCTATTAATTTTATCATTTTTGTATTTTTTTTATTTCTTTTTTATCTAATCCTATTGACATCAATATACGACCTATTTCGTCAGTATCCAAAAATTCTAAATATTCTTTTGTTTCTTTTGATGAACATTCCCAATACGATGATAAGTGTTCAACTAAATCTTTATTTGATTGTTTTACTTTAGATTTAATATATTTACTCCACTTTTTATTTTTAGGAATATATTCTCTATAAACAGAGTATATTTCTTTTTTATTTTGTGGGTTTATTTTTTGAACAAAATTTACTATATCCAAAAAATTAGAATTCATGGATAAAAATCTATGAACCATATAGCTATTCCATAACTCCCAATCTTTATTAGAAAAGGAGTTAGGGTCTGCTTTAATTGAGTTGATTTGATTTAACCAATCCCAAATACTTTTCATATTTATTTATCTATAGCACCTGTTAATAGTATACTTTCTTCAGCTAATTCTTCTCTTAGCTCTAATGGGACACCATCTGCTACTATTTTTTTAGTATAAGGATCAATAAATACTGGTATAGGCATTACTGCATCACTATCAGTACCTGTGATAAATTTACTAATTTTTCTTAGAATAACTCCTGATTCAAATACATTTTTACCTTTTGAGTTTAGTAGACCTTCTGTAGTTGTTAAGTCGACATTCATTTGAGGTGCTTGACCACCTGGATTTCCTTGTTGTTTCATTTTTTTATTGTTTTTTATTAATTTCACTTTATTTATTATTTATTATATTCTGAATTAGACTCATAATGTTAATTTCTTTATCTATCCTAAAATTAGCTTGATATAAATGTTCGTTAACTAAAATAGCAACTGTACCTTCTTTGCCAGGAATATATTTAGATGCATTTTCATATAAAAATCTAAATAATTCATCAAAATCATCTACATTTGCATCAGCAATAATTTGTCTAATTTTAGTAAATGATGGTTTGGTTTTTTTTAATTCTTCAATAATAGAGGTCATATAGCTAGTACTTACAAGCAAAGAATCATCTAGTGTTAACTTGTTCTTAATAGTGCTTGCTTGGATAGTATTAAGCATTTTACGTAAGTCCGGATAGAACTTATTTACAATTTTACCAATGGCTTTAGGTTCATAACTTATGCTTTCCTTATCACAAATACCAGCTAAATGTACAGCGACCTCTTTTTTAGTAGGTGGAACAACCTTAATTGTTTGACATCTAGATTGTAATGGATCAATAATACGTTCTACAAAATTACAAGTTAAAATAAAACGTGTTGTAACTGAGTATGTTTCTATAATGTTTCTAAGTGATGCTTGTGCATTAATAGTTAAAAAATCAGCTTCATCTAAAATAACAACCTTAAGAGGTTTAAATGATGCTACCATTGCAAAGCTAGAAACCTTATCTCTAATAGTTTCTATACCACGTTCATCAGAGGCATTAATGTAAATATGATCACAATCTAAATTATTAATTATTATTTTAGATAATGTTGTTTTACCAGTTCCAGCAGGACCATAAAATAAATAGTTTTGAATATCATTTTGGTCTAACTGTTTAGATATTGATGTTTTTAACTGTTCGTTACCAACATATGAATCTAAACTAATAGGCCTATATTTTTCATTCAATAAACTATTTTTTCTAGTACTCTCCATATATAGAAAACTTTTGTATTGGTTCTGGTTTGATTTCTTCTTTAGTTGTAGATATAGCATATAATTCACTTTTAAGTGGTGCTAATCTATATTCGCCCTTAAATCCAGTTTTTACCATATATGCTTCTAAGGCATTTGTTAAAGTTGGATGTTTAGGACCATCAGGTTCATTTGCTACTAATCTCCATTTATCTCCTGGTGGAACTCTACGAGCGATTAAAATATTTTCTTCTGTTATTTTTGTTTTTGACATGGCTATAATATACGAAAAATAAATGGGGGAGACAAGCTCCCCCAATTAATTATTTAGACTCTGCTACAGATGCTTTTTTATAAGCTGTAATTAGATTTTTAATCTTCATTGCTGCTTTTCTTGCTCTTTGTTGTGATGCTTTTGTAGTACCACTGTTTTCTGCTGATAAGGTATTGAAATTAACTTCAATTTCCTCAAATAATTCTTGTTTACTCATAATTGTTTTATTTATTTATTTATTAAAATCCTTGGTTTACTGGCGGGACACCATTGTTATTCCCATTTTGTTTAAATTCATCTGAATCTTTATCGTCAGTTATGGTACATTCTGTTAGTAAAATTGTACCTGCTACTGAAGCTGCATTTTGTAATGCTGATCTAGTTACTTTAGTTGGATCGATAATACCTGCTTCTTTAAGATTAATTACTTTACCTGAATTAACATCAATACCTGCCCATTCATCATCTCCCGAGTTTACTAATTTATATTTACCTAAAAGCTGTGCATCAGTTTTATCATACCCGGCATTAATTAGAATTTGTTCGAATGGTTTACCACAAGCATTATAAACTATTCTAGCACCAACATTATCAACATTAATACTTTCTCTAGCATATAATAAAGCAGCTCCTCCTCCAGGTACAATACCTTCTTCAATAGCAGCTTTAGTTGCATGTAATGAATCATCAATTCTATCTTTCTTTTCTTGCATTTCAGTTTCAGTAAATCCACCAACATGAATTATAGCTACACCACCTGTAAATTTAGATAATCTATTTTGTAATTGCTCTACTTCATATGGAGTTTTTGCTTTATCTATCTGAACTTGTAATTCATCGATTCTTTTTTCAATAGCTTCAACTTCTCCTTTACCATCAACAATTGTAGTTTGTTCTTTTTCAACAGTTACTACTCTTGCTTCTCCAAACCACTCCCAACTAAATTTATCAAGCTTCATTCCTTTATCTTTACTGAATACTTGGCCTCCTGTTGTAATAGCTATATCTTCTAATACTAATTTTCTTTTATCTCCAAATTCTGGGGATTTAACAGCACATACTGATAAAGTACCTCTCATTTTATTTACAATTAGAGTAGCTAGTGCTTCATTATCAACATCATCAGCAATAATTAATAATGATTTTCCTTGACTACCTACTGCTTCTAAAATTGGTAATAATTCTTTTACTGAATTTAGTTTTCCATCTATCATTAATATAGCTGGGTTTTCAAGTACTGATGTCATTGTATTATTGTCAGTAACAAAATAAGGTGATTTGTATCCTCTATCAAATTGCATCCCTTCAACAGTTTCAATATAAGTATCTCCTGTTTTTGATGATTCAATATGTACAACACCTTTTAACCCAACTTTATCAATTGCAGTTGAAATTAATTTTCCAACTTCAACATCATTATTAGCTGATACAGTAGCAATTTGTTCTAATTGATCTTCGTTTGAAATGTCTTCTGATATATTATCTTTTAAAGTATGTAATACTTCTTTAATAGCTTTATCAATGTCTCTTTTTATCTGCACTGCATTATCTCCTTGGTCAAGACTTTTTAACCCATCTTTTACCATTGCTCTAGCTAGTAAAGTTGATGTTGTTGTACCATCACCTGCTTTATCAGCTGTTTTAATTGCAGCCCATTTTACTAATTGTACTCCTAATTCTTGATTAGGTTCTTTTAATACAATGTTTTTTGCAACTGTAACCCCATCTTTAGTACTTTGTGGAGCATCAAGAATACCTCTTCCAATTACAACATTTCTACCATTAGGTCCTAAAGTTGATACTACTGCATCTGCTAGAATATCAATACCTTTTACTAAGTTTGCCCTTGCGTCTGAGCCAAATTCTACTTTTTTCATTTTAAATATCGTTTAAATCGTTAATTTCTTCTTTTGTTAAATTATCTTTTGTTTCTTCTAATACTTCAGATACTACATCTGCTGTATCTCTTTTTACTCTAGCTAATATTTGATTTTCTGGTCCAATTAAATATTCAGTTCCATCATATACTAACTTAGTAAAACCTTGGGTTGGTAAAACTACAATATCTCCTACTTTTGATATTGTTGGTAGAAAACTTCCAAATTGTGTTGGTTGACCAGGGCCAACAGCAATCACTTCTCCTTTTTCGTTTAAATCTTTACCCATGTCTGGGACAATGATTCCACCATATTTTACTTCTTCGTTTTCGATCGGCTTAACGATAACCGCGTTAAATAGTGCTTCTAATTTCATTTGTGTAACTTTTAATGTTTGTTTCTATTAATTTAAAATTCTCAATAATTTGATCTAAGTTATTTGTTTCCCTATTATGTAGGGAGTTCTTTGCAATATACTCCAACGCCATACCTAGATCAGCGTAATAACTTTGAGGTTTTGCATATTCTTTAATATTCCCTTTAGATCTAAAATGATCTTGATTAGGAATTACCCGTTCATTAACGGTGTAACAATTATCATCTTTAGTGATAAAATACGGTTCTAAACGTGGATCTTCGATCTTTGTTAGACTTTTAGCTTTTCTTGCCATATAACTTTTATTATTTTATGTTACGTAAATATACGAAAGAAACATCGCTAGGACACGCTTTTCTTAAATTACCTTTATTTAATTTTAATTGATTTTGGTTTAGCATCCTCTGCTAATGGGATAAAGATTGTCAATAAACCGTCCACCATTTCTGCTTCAGTTATTGATAAATCAAATTTAGGGGCTATCTTATATCTTAAATCAAAAGATTTTTTAGATAAACCGTGATAAATATACCCTTCGAAGTCATCTCCCTTGTCTTCTGGTTTTTTGTAAGTGATTTTTAAAATATCTCCTTCAATATCAAGAATAACGTCTTTTTTAGTTAGCCCAGTACAGGCAACTTCAAAATGAAGTCCTCTATCATCGTAAAAAATATTTAATGGATGTGGTTGTTTTGAATTTAATGCTGGTGCGAATTGATCTTCAGCATTGAAGTGGTTCCTAAATAGGATGTCGAAAGGACTTAAGTGCCTTTCTAATAATTGTAATGTACTCATATCATTTGGTTTTTGTGAGGCCGAAGCTCTCGGTTAATTTATTTTAAAACATAACTACGCGCCCTAGCTGCATGTTACTTTATTATACATATAATATACGAACGAAAAGTCGCCCTTCCAAGTTATTTTGCATCAAAGAAGAACATTTGCCATAATCTTCCTGATTCTATATCGTGACCAAAATAATCTTGAGCTGCATGAATTGAATGAGCATCAAATATTACTAATCTATTATAAACATTACCTGCTACATCAACATTTTCATAAGGATGTGGATCTACAAAAGTATTTTGATTAAAAGCACTATTAATATCGTATACACTTCCATCTGGTTGTTGTAATTTATCATGACTATGTCTAACTTTAGTTTCTTTATGTTGCATTAATCTTGTTCCAGCTGCAACAGGTGCATTTGGAGTTAGATAAATCATACCAGCCCATAATTGTTGATCACAGTGATAAACTAAAGAAGTACCTGCTATCGCTGATTGGAACCTACCATTCATTCCATAATCTTCCCACATTTCTTTCCCTGTAATTTTTAACCCCATTATCTTTTCAAACTCTTCTTTAACTCCATCAAAGAAATGTTGCTTTCTTGTACGCATACCTAAATAACCTGGGTCATCAAAATAATACTGTTTTAAAGCATACTCTCTAACTGCACCTGGATCTTCATAGAAATTATCTACAACCCATAACCTGGTATCAGGTTTTGCATTTACCTTAAATTCGTTTGAATATATTTGCCCATAAGGACTGTCTGGATTACTATCAATTTTTTTAATTTCGCTCATAATTTAATTTTATTCGTTTCTGGCTATATAATAAATACTACTTGTTTTTTTATTGTTTAATTCTCCATTAAATTCTATTTTCATCATACCTTGACTTGATAGTTTAATATTACAACTATCCATATCTTTATTACTACTTAATATGTCTTTGAATATATTAGAACTAAAGGGCATTTCCAATGATTTATCTTTTATTTCACCTTGTACTTGGTATGTAATTTTATTTGAAAAACCTTCTTTATCTCCAAATAAAAATTCAACAATAGGACTTCCATCTAAATCATCTGTTGTTCTTATTAACATTTGGTCAACATCACTTAAAGCATTTTTAGCCTTAATTAAATAACTAATATCATCTTGTGATGCTTCTAATTCAACTTCATATTCTTCAGGATCTTCATACCAAGTTACTTTACCCATTATTAATGGGTCAGCTAATGAATAATCCAATGAATAATTATTATCTGCTAAATATAATTTTCGGTGTAATTGATTATTTTTTTCAGTAGTAATCATTAATTCACCCGAAGTAATAGATAATAATTTGCTTAGTTTATGAGTATCAAATATTCCTAACTCACAATCTTGAAAGTTAAAATCATCTAAAAATACTTTACATGCTCTACCTTTAACACCAGCATACACAGTTAAAGTATTATCTTTAATTCTCCATTTAACTTGGTTATTTAAACCATTTAAATAGTATTTTTGAATTACGGACTCTAACGAATTTTTATTTATCATAATATATAATATACAACTTTTATTTTAAACTTCAAAGGAATTTAATGAATTAATATAAGGGTTTAAATCTAAAGACCATTCTAAATCACTAAAAAACCCTTCTAATTTATTTAGTAAAATTGATTCGAATACTTTTTTCCTATCAGCATATTGATTTAGGAAATCTTGTACTTTAGCTGGTATTTCATGATCAAAGAAAGCTAATGCTTCAATTTTATATGGGTTTTCTCTTAAATGAATCCATTTAATCTTATCAGCATTAGTCATTAAATTATATTTTTTATCTAACTGCCATAGTTTTAATAAATCATTATACCTAATAGCTGCTTTAACAGCTGCGGGTGCTCCTAATTGTCTTTGTGCTTTACCCTCCTTCTTTTTACTTAATGGTTTTAATATCTCAGTAAATATTTCTCCTGCTCTAGTACTTCTACCTTGGTATTTATCCATTTTTTTAACAGATGTTGGATTACCTAATTTAGAAAGTGGAATTGTACCATCTAATATTTTTTCCTTAAATACTTTAACTTGATCTAAAACACTTTCCTTCTGTTCCCCCTTTAATACTTGTTGTAAAATATCATTAAAGAAATCTCCTAATATAGGGGGGAAATTTGCTTTCATAAACTCTAAACCTTTAATATCTAAAACCCCCTCTTTTAAAGGTGTACCTACTTCTTCATCATAATTAATATTATACCCAATATGTTTACCACTATCTTTCTTAGGTTTAATTTTAGCATAATCAACTAAAGATATTCCTTCCTGTTTAGTAATCCATTGAGCATATCTTCTAGTAGCTCTAAAATAAGCTGACCGAATAACACATTCTGTTTTCATTTCTAGTCTATGACTTTTAACATTAAAAGCTTCACGTGCTAATCTATCATAATCTTCATTTATTACATCTTGATATTTTAATGCTACTTTTTCTAATATATTATCCTTTTCTTTATCTTCAAACTCCTCAAAATTAGG